TCCTCCACGGGGACCCCGGCAAAGGCATGGACGTCTGTCACACGTGCGACGTCCGGCACTGCTGCAACCCTGATCACTTGTGGCTCGGTACACGCAGCCAGAACCTGCGTGACATGGTGGCGAAGCTTCGCGGCCCATGCGGTCAGAAGGCTGCGCAAACGCATTGCCTGCGCGGTCATCCCCTTTCTGGTGACAACCTTTTCCTCTCGCACGGCGGCCGTCGTCGAGGCTGTCTCGAATGCGACAGGATTCTGCGCGCCACGCCGAAATACGTTGAGTGGCGCCGAAACTATCAGAAGCGACGACGCGCTGAAAAACGCGCAGCACGTCAGGAGTCACCCTCGTGACCGCTGCATCAGTAGAAGGGATGTCGCAGATCGCTGCGTTGTTCGTTGAAACGAACGGCCAGTACTTCGGCCTTGATGGCGTCGATACTTGGGACGAGGACCGCGATGCGCGCAAGTACGCCGGCCCCTTCCCTGTCGTCGCTCATCCGCCTTGCCAGCGCTGGGGAAAAATGTGGTTCGGCCAGCCGCTCACCGTCAAGCGAACCGGAGTGCGCAAGATCAAGGGCGACGACGGCGGATGCTTTGCCGCGGCGCTGAATGCCGTGCGCACATGGGGCGGTGTGCTTGAGCATCCGTGGCAGTCGCATGCCTGGCCGCACTTCGGCCTGAACGTTCCCTGGCGCGCCGGTGGCTGGATCGCCGCGGACGTGTACGGCGGCTGGACCTGCTGTGTCGAGCAGGGCCGGTATGGCCACTACGCCCGCAAACCCACGCTGCTTTACGCAGTCGGCTGCACGCTGCCGGAGCTCGACTGGGGCATCGGCACATCGCGCCTTGATCCCGCGGTGATCGCTCGCATGGGGCTCAAACGCGCAAAGAAGCTGGGCGAAGTCGGCTCACGTGGTGGTGGCACCGACAGCACGCCGCGCATCCACACGCCCGTTCCGTTCCGCGACCTGCTGCTGTCGATCGCACGCAGCGCGAGGCCGATTGCCCAGGAGCGTGCAGCGTGAACAGACATCTGGCGGATGACCAGGGAGTACAGCGATGAGCGACGAGAATCCCATAGAGAACGCAGCTCGCGAGTACTGCGCACGGCTGCTCAAGTCGAAAACCGCACTGATGCTGCCGCCTGACCTTGCCGACGCATTTGCGATCCTGGCTTTCACGCTGGGAGCCGCTTGGGCGCTGGATCGTCCCGCGCTGATCGACTTGGCAAACGCGCAGCTGGATTCGATCCGCGCGCAGGACGCTGGGAGGGTTTCATGAGCGCCACGATGAAACTGCATCCGTACGTCGTGCAGCCCGAAGGTGCCGAGCGCCGGGCCCTGATCGCCGAGCGCAACTGCATCCACGAGGCCCTGGTCAGCGCGCGCAACTCGGCGCGCAACGAGGTCCGCATCTACAAGCGCCTGAAGCGAAAGCTGCGGGACGCCAACGCAAACCTGAGAGGTGTCGAATGATCAGCACCATCATTCTCGAAGCGCGCGAGATCCGCGAGGAGAACCGTCGACGCTACGAGGCCAATCGTGCCCAGGAACAGGTCCTCATCGACGAGGAGCGCAAGTACTGGAACGGGTACTTGTCGAAGGCTACGACGAAGGACGCTCGCGATAAGGCGCTCGACGAGCTCAGCCGTCTGGACGTGCTGGAGCGCGCTTCGTGAGCGAGTCATTCAGTGTGGGCGAGATCGCAATCGCTTGGTACCCAGGCGAGCCTCGGCACGGCGTGGAGTGCGAAATCGTCTCTCTCCCACAACCGAACGATCATCAGTCGCCAATCACCGGAAAGTGGGTGAAGGCCCACAAGTACATGGTATTGCTCGACGGCGTCCATTACCAAGTTTACGGCAAACGCCTGAGAAAGCGACGCCCACCGCCAACGCGAGAGCCAGTTTCAAGCTGGGACGACGTTATCGTCTGGCGCCCAAAGGAGACGTCACATGTCTGACGAGGTTGTTCCGCCTCTGCACTTTGGGCCCGTCTATGGCGATCGGCTCGTACCGCGTGGCGATTCTCTAGCCGCGTGCAGGCCCGGTCCGCACAAGCCGGCCAGCATGACGACGCACAAGCCTTGGGTGACATGCGAGGCCTGCAAGCAGAGCGAGGCGTACCGCAATGGCTGAGTCACTCCCCAATGAACAGAACGGCAAATGGCCGGCGTTTCCCGGTCAAGCGCGTGACACGCAGGGAAATCCGATTGCCGAGTACGCCGATGGCCTCACCAAGCGCGAGCTGTTTGCCGCGATGGCATTGCAGGGCCTGATCCCGACGCTGCCAACGATCAAATCGAACAATGGCGTGCCAGTCACAGAGGCCGTCATCGCGGAGCAAGCGGTGATTTTCGCCGATGCACTGCTGGCCGCACTCCTTGTTCCGGAGGAAAAGAAGTGATCGCTCGTGCACAGCCGGCCGATGTCTACAACGCGAAGTGGATTGCGCGTGTGAAGGCGCGTTGCGTGGTCGACGCGAACGGCTGCTGGCTCTGGCAGGGCTTTCGCAATCACAAAGGCTACGGTTACACGACGTTCCGCAGCCGGCCGGTGGCATGCCATCGGCAGATGCTGAAGCTGACTATGTCGGTTGCACTGAAGACCGAGGAGTTTGCCTGCCATCGCTGCGATGTCCGTAACTGCTGCAATCCTGAGCATCTGTTCGTCGGATCAACGTCTGAGAATCAGCAGGACTCGATAGCGAAGCGCCGACAGCGGAACACGAAGAAAACGCACTGCTGGCGCGGCCATCCGCTCTCGGGCGACAACGTCAACATCGTGCCGGCAGGTCGGCAGTGCAAAGCCTGTTGCGTCGGCAATCATCGCGTTCGCGTTGGCTGGCCGGAGGATCTCGCCTATTCGCTGCCGCCGCGCGCGAAGCTTCCGCCTGGCGTGAAGCGCCTGAAATACAAGCTGCGGCACGGGCGCAAGGAACATCACCGTGAAGTAATTGGGGAGTTCACATGAACGACCGATCAGTGGCCTCAAAGGACCAAGTACCGGAGTTGCCAGCGGAGCTTCGGCGCGCGGCCAAGATCAGCACCAGCGGGTATTGGGCCGGCGTGCTGCTCACGGCAGCAGATGAGATCGAAGCAGCCCGACGACGCGAAGGCGAGACGACAGAGTTCAGGCTCCTGCCGATTGAGCGCGATGAGCTGATTCGCTGGCACCGGATGTGCGCTCAGGTCTCCGAGCAGACCGACGATTTCGCCGGGGCGCGCCGGCACCGCGAACGGCTCACGGAGCTGACACCGCCATCTCCGAAAACAACACCAGCTCTACCCGACCGGATCATGAAGGAGCCGCAGTAATGGACGACCTCGAAGTCCTCGCCTTTCAGCTCGCCCTAATCGTGGGCGCGTTCTGCCTGGGCGCGGTACTTGGTGCGCGTGATCGCCGCCGCCTGCCGCCGCCAGATCCAAAAACGAATCGCAACTTCGGAGAATCCTCGTGAACGCAGTAGTGCAGCAGGAAATCCCGGGCCTGCCGGTAGTGAACATCACGCCGATGCAGCTGGTCGAGCGGGCCATGATGGCGGGCAACCTCGAGCTGGTCGAGAAGTTCATGGCGCTTCAGGAGCGCTGGGAAGCTCGCCAAGCGCGCAAGGCCTTCGATGCCGCGATAGCGGCGGCGAAAGCCGAGATCAAGCCGATCCTGAAAAAGCAGGAAGTGGACTTTCCCGCGAAGAACGGCGGCAGCCGTACGAACTACAAGTACGAGGGATTCTCCGACATCGCGGAGCACGTGGACCCGATCCTGGCGAAGCACGGTCTCTCGTATCGGCACCGCCCGAAGCAGGAAGGGAAGATCCTGACGATCACCTGCATCCTTTCGCATCGCGATGGCTGTTCCGAAGAAACGAGCCTCTTCGCCGGCAACGACGAGAGCGGCAACAAGAACTCCATCCAGAGCATCGGGAGCACGGCTACCTACCTTCAGCGCTACACGCTGAAGTTGGCCCTTGGCCTGGCTGCGGCGAAGGACGATGACGGTAAGGGCGCAGACGCTGAGGAGAATGAGCCCACCCTGACCGAGGACGAGATCGCGAACCTCGAAGCGCTCATCACCGAGGTGGGCGCGGACAAGGCGAAGTTCCTCGCTTACCTGAAGGTTGAATCGCTCAACGTCATCTGGCGCAAGAAATACAAGGACGTTGTGCGACTGCTGGAGGACAAGCGCAAATGATCGAGATCTTCAATTTCGAGCAGGGGTCGCCTGAGTGGATCGCATGCCGTCTTGGCATCCCCACGGCGAGCAAGTTCGGAACGATCCTCGCGAAGGGCCGGGACGGTGGCGCCTCAAAGACGCGCAAGGAGTATCTGTTCAAGCTCCTGGGCGAACGCGTAACCGGCGAGCAGATGTACAACTATCAGAACGACCACATGGAACGCGGCAAGGAGATGGAAGACGAGGCTCGCAACTACTACGCGTTCATGACGGACGCCGAACCGCAGCGCGTGGGGTTCATCAAGAACTTCGGCGCTGGCTGTAGCCCCGACTCGCTCGTCGGCAACGACGGCATGCTGGAGATCAAAACGAAGCTTCCGCATATCCAGTGCGAACTGCTGGTGACTGGAGTGTTCCCGTCTGAGCACATCCCGCAGCTTCAAGGGCAGCTCTGGATCGCGGAGCGCGAGTGGGTCGACTTCGAATCGTACTGGCCAAAAACTCGACCATTCATCAAGCGGGTCTATCGCGATGAGCCCTATATCCTCGATCTGGCGAAGGCGGTCGACATCTTCATGAACGAGCTCGCCACGATGGAAGGCGTGCTGGAGGATCAGAAGATGCATCAACTGCTGCGAGCCTCCATCAAAGCGGCGCGCGCCGAGGCTGCCACGTGAATCGTCCCGCCCCCACGCCGATTGCCTGCCCGAAGCGGAAGTGCGCCCGTTGTCGGCTCTATCGATCCCCCTCCCACGGTAGCCGGCGTCCCGGCGGGAGTCGGCGTGGGGACTCGGGGTTTGTCTGCGCGGAGTGCACAGCGAAGGAGAAGGCAGCATGAAAGAGCAGACCATCATCATGCCCGTGGAATCGCCGGAGCGACACGCGGAGCGGCTTCAAAGGATTGCCGCCTACTTTGCCCGCCTCGATCCAACGAAGCCGTGGCAGGCCATCGTTGGCCCGTGGAAGAAGGAGCGCACCGCTCGCCAGAACAACGCCATGTTCGGTGTGGCCTACAAGACGCTTGGCGACTTCCTCGGCTACACCGAGAAAGAACTGCACGACGTGATGCTCAAGCTGTACTTCGGCGAGGT